TCTTACTTCTTCTATTTCACATGGGTGTATTCTAGCCATAACAGGTTTTAATAACTGTGTAGCCATACCATCACCAAAGTTACTCTCAATTACTACATAGTTTACATCTTGTTGTTTAGCAATTTGTGACAATCTAGCCATAGTATCTTCACTATATCCACCATCTAAAGAACCTATGGCGGTCAAATAAAGCACTCCATGAAGCATTTTAAGCACCGCATACGCTGTTTTGTCTTCCCCACGACCAGAAGGGTCAATTGACATAACAGACCCCTCAAAAGGCGTAAACTCAGGACTGATATGCATTGGTGCCACATAATAATCACCTTTTAAACCTACGTTTGGTATCTCAGGGTCAATAGCTTTCATCTGTTCTGGAGATGATGCCCATTGTAATTTAGCCGGAGCTTCTGTCCATTTAGAACAACCTGATAATACAATTAAATCGTTTAGTTTTAAAGGGTATCTATTAGCGTCAGACATTGTTGTGTCTAACATAAATTGTAAATTAAACCCTGAACGTCCGTATGAAGACATACGTTCTAATAAGTCTACTTCATCAAATCTCTTAGGGTCTGTAGGCTTACCTTCACTATCTGTTACATCTGCAATCATTGGAGCTATCTTATGTCCATAACCTGTTAATTGTTCTTTAGTAGGATATAAAGCTGTCCATATCTTAGTTTTAAAACCACGTTCTTCTAAGTCATTGTATAATGACATTTCTGTTTGTGGTGTTCCCAAGAATATAATTCTTCCTACCTCAGGTTTGATAATTGCATCAAATTCTTTTACTGTTTCACCTAATCTATCTCTCATTAGCTGTGTCTGAGAGTTGTTAGCACTCTCTACGTCATCAGCAATGATTAAGTCTGCACGTGAACCTGTTAATTGTCCTGTAATACCCATAGACTTAACTGAAGGTGCGTGTGAAGCTGTAGCCGGAGCTACATCAAAACTAACCTTAGAGTGTCTTTGATTGTCTCTAGGTTGTAAATGTTGTAATATAGGCATTTCACCTATTAATCTTTGTGTAAATGTACTGAAATCATCAGCCCTGCTTTTAGATGCAGATACTACAAGTATATTACGTTGTGGATTAAGTAATAATTGGTGACATACAAATGCTGAAGTAATCCAAGATTTACCTACACCTCTAAATGCTTCTATAACTAATCTTTTTTCTTTAGACTGTAGATAGTCAGCTATATCATATTGTATTGGTGTTGGTTCCGGAAGATTTAAATGCTTCCAACAAAGATATAAAAAGTTTTTAAAATTTTTAAGTTTACTATTCATCTGTATCAAAAGGTACTTCGTCTAGTATGTTATCAGGCTTCTTTTGTAAACTATCTGTACTATAAGTCTTACAAACCTCAAGACATACTTTCATTTCTGAAGCAGTCAACTCTTGTCCTGACTTTAATTTTGAATATGCGTGTTTAACCAGTAATTCAGGTAACTCTTTAATGATATTATCTAAATTATTGTGGTCTACCTTGTCTGTTGTACTTTTTGAAAGTGCTTCTTTTGTTTGGTCGTTTGACATGTATTCCTTTTCTCTTCTTAGGTTTTTCTCTTACTTCAAATTCTTTAAATTTTTTTGCCATAATTATCTACTTGTTAATCTGTCCATGTGATTGTATATTCTGCCTATTTGTTTATCAATAGACATAATTTCTTCAGTTAACATACCAAGATGAACTTGTAATTCCACAATAGTCATTAATACATAAGTTGATAAACCAAGTAAAATAGTGCCTAATAAACCTATTAACATTGTATTGTGTTGTCTTTTCATAAATTATTTTTTAACTAATGAGCCACCAAAGTATAAACCAATAATAGCTGATACTAAGTTAGTATCTAATGGTGTAATAACTAAACTATTAGAAGATAGTGTTACCCATTTCATTATTTCTTTTTCAGGTATAAAGAAAAATGCAGGTTTAAATTCTAAATAACCTACAATTACACTTACATCTGGTTGAAATATTGGCATTAATTTAGGTAATAATACTATAGCAAACACAGCAGTTAATGCTATAATTCTTCTTGTCCACTGAAAGCCTACATTGTCGTATTCTCTAGCTTCTTTAAAACCTTTTTGTTGTATATCAGCTCTTTGTATAAGCATTTTTTGTTCTGCTTGTTTTGCTTTTATACTTTGTGACCAGATACTCATTACTCCACCTAATATAGTAGAGCCAAGCATAGTTATCATTTCAAATGGCATATATTATAACCACCATAAAAACACAGACCATAAAATAAATGCTGTTAACATTTTTTTATCTGTATTCATTATATAAATTTTAGCTTTATTTCTCCAGTATCTTGGAGTATCTCCAAATATCATCATGCATTATCTCCTAGTTTTTCACACTTCATTGATATATAAATTTGTCTTTCTATAAATTCTTCATTTACAGCCTGACCGATTGCTAATATTGTATTATTACAATCTTCTTCTGTTTGTAATTTACCAGTTAAAGGTAAATCACCTGTCATGCATAAATTTTGTCCACTGACATTTAGCACACAAAGTAATGCAACTATTTTAAACATTTACTAACTTTCTTTCCCGCATTTACACCGTGTTTAATAATGTAACTTTGCGTACCGTTAGCACCTGTTTCTACTTCTTTTTTTAAATTTATAAATAATTCTTTATTTTTTTTATTTTGCTGTATTTCTTGACTGTGTTTTTCTAATAGTTTTGTGTCTCTCATTTTTTTTAAATAAATTTTCTAACCATTCAAAGAACGTATCTATTGAACCAAAAAAATTATATAACAATCTATCAATCATTATTTAAATTGAAAAAATCCTATAATTCCAACAAGCAATGTCCCAATAGCAAGAATAACCTTAAGTCCACCCTTACCCATAGAAACATCTTGTCTTAACGACTTAATTTCTTTTTTCATTTCATCTATGCTTTTAAGAATATTATTCATTCGTTCAGCACAAAGTTTCTCATGTGAAGAAAGTCTAACTCCAGTTGCTTCGTCAGCAAACTGTTTTAGATTATTCTTTCTAGGCATTATGGTTTAGTTGGAAATACTGTAGCATTAACATCTTCAATAGTAGTTAAACCATTTGTAATATCTCTTAATGCTTGTCTATAAGTAGACATTTCTGTTGTTAAAGTGTTATCAGATAAAGCAAAATAGTCACTAGCAGATAACAAAGTATTTCTTCTTTGTCTTAAATCTGCCATAGCTCTATCAAAAGCACCATTATTCCATGCTTGTTCTTCAGCATCTCTTTGTGCTTCTTCTTCTGCTGTAAAGGGTACTATGTTCCCATTTATGTTGTGATGTCTTGGCATAATTATTTATACTCCATTGTTAATTGTTAAGCAATACCATAAAGGCAAATATCTCCAGCGTCTATGTTTCCACTAGAAATCTGAAATCTAACTGCATCGATACTGCTAGTAGTATTTCCATAACCAGCAGTCATATATCGGTAATTAATATTACCTGGTCTAATTGAAGAAGTTTCTGTTATAAAATGTTTTACAAAAGTAGTTGATGATGGGTTGAATAAACTCATTGTTCCTGAAGCACCATGGTCATTATCATTATTCAAACCCTCTGTAATAACTTGAAAATTTGTTGATTGTGCTAAATCTCCACCTGTATGATAATCAAGACCTGTTTCTGAATCATTTTCATAATGCCAAACTCTTATAGCAGTAGTAGTTTTTGTGACATTATAATTTGAACCACCATCAGTAGAAAAATTAAATTGAAATTTGTTTCCATCTCCACTTGCACTTGGGTGAATATTATTAAATGTAAATACATACTCCTTATAAGTATCATCTAGCACCACACCATCAGAGCCATCAACAAAAGATAAAGTTGCAGATGAACTAGCTGTTAGTTTTTTAATAAATGTCATACTACCTAAACTTGATATAGAACCAAATGAGGTTGCGTTTTTTACAGCTTGATTATTTAATTTAACGATAGACATATTATGAATCCTTTATTCCATATAGTTTTATTGTACCAGAATCTGTATTGCCAGA